TCATTCGGTTCAAAGATGTAAGGCTTAGCAAGTGTGTTTAGCTGACTACGTAAGTAGATAACCAAACGTGCTACGTTAATACGATCTAATGCACTTGCACCTCTTGCACGAGTTTTCTGACCAAAGTTAACAAGACCAGCACCACTAATAAACGTAATTGGGTTTATGTTGTTGCTGTACAATGTGTCACGTTGACCTTCGTTAAGTGATACACTTACAAATTCGCCTTCGCTGCTAATGTAACCAGTTGAACTTGCGTTAGTAATGCCGCCACGTCTTGTACCTGCTGGTGCAAACCATGGGTAGCTAACTTGATCGCTTAGTGCAATAGTACGTAGCATCATGTGTGACGCTGGAACTACTACGTTGTTACCAAAGTTGTCACTAGTGTAACCACATGGGTAGAATATACCCAAGTATTCATCGCGGCTAACAAGACCGTCGTCGTTATCCTCAACTGCTTGATTAACGTTAGTTGCCCATTCATTTAATGAAGTTGCATCTGGTGTTAAGCGGAACGGACTATCGCCTAAGATAAATGCTGTTAAACCTCTATCATAGTTTAAGCTAATCATTTCGCCGATTAGTTCTGGATATCCTGGACACGCCATTAAGTTAAACAAGCGTGATTCGTCATCACGGATTGCATCGTTGTTGTTAACAACTGCTTGTAGAGCCTGTACAACAACTTTACGCTGTGCTTTACGTCCGAAGCTACCTGCACCATTTTCTTGGTTTCCTGATTCAGTAACCCAACGATGTGGATAATAACCAGACATTGGTGCATCACCTGCATCACCCATGCGTAGGTTATCTGCGCTTGTATCAATGTAGTTACGCTCAAAACGCTTAACGTTAAAGCCGCTTCTACGTAGGTTCCATAGTAACATACCTTTTGGATATAGTGCTGGATCTGGAGCATCTGGATCCAGATAGTTACTGACACGCAATTCTGCAATTGTAGCATCAGTCATAACATCTGTTGTTCCGCCACTTACGCTCCAACGTGCATCTGCAAATAGAACGCCTTCTTCAGTTGTTTGGTCTGCTGTGTCTAACGGTGAGCCCCATTTCTGTGCAGTAGTGCCTGCAATGTTGTTGTTGTAACGATAAATTGTTGGATAGTTTTCTAAGTCTGCTGTGCTAATCCACAAATCACCAGTTACTAGTGAACTACCATTAGATTGTGCAACTGGCATACTTGCTGAAACAATTGGACCTTCTGCGTCAGCATCCGGGAACGCTGTTGCATCATTATAACCTACCCAAGTTGTACCATTATGGTACATCATGTCAACTTCGTCTACAATTGAATTGTACCATAGTTGTCCAGCATCAGCTAATGAGCTAGGTGTTGTACCACTAGCAGTATATGTTAGAACACGCCAGTTAGTAGCAACAAATTGCTTTGGAGATGTTGCACTAGTAGTACCGTCAGCATATGCTAAGTTAGGAGTACTGCTTGATACACTTGCAACAAAAGGAGTAAATCCAATGTTGTTTAATAAGTTATCAGTGTCAACAAAATTAATTTCGCCGCCCGTTGCATGTGAAATTACAACTTTATTTTGTGCATCAACTGTTGCGCTTACGTTAGCAACACCAGCTGCTGTTATAGCACTTGCAATTGCAATTGCATCACCGCTTGCACTTCCGCTTGTAGTAACACTTACTGTTGCTGGAGTACTCATTGCTGCACTGCCGGCAACACTTGCTGACATAGTAAATGTCCATGATGCTGAGCCAACTGCATCTGTAATTACTGCGCTTCGAACAACAGTAGCACCGCTTGCTTGTCTACGATAGATAGTAAATGTGCCTAATGGCTGTATGTCATTTGCAACATTTGTTTTGACAAATAATTCACCAATTGCTAAGTTTGCGCCGCCGCCTGTGCTATCTAAGCCGTATAATGCTGCTGCATTATTGCTGTACATAAGAGCCGGTTTTGTATCCCATAATAGTGTTTCTGCATTCCATTGCTTAACACTAAGATTTCCGCCGCCGTTTGGAGCAGTAGTTTTAATCCAGACACTGCCAGTTGGACGACTAATAGTATCTGCAATTTTAAATTCAGGAACACTAGTGTGTGCTGATACTTGTACTGCTGGAGGATAATATGTCCCAGCAGTAAGACCTAATTCTGCTAATTTATCAGTATCTCCGCCAATTGCAATTGGGCCGCCGCTTGTACTGTCTTCTGCACCTGAGCTAGTACCATCACTGTAAATTTCTAAAAATCCATCAACGTTTGCTGCTGAAATTCCTACAGTTGCTAAGAAACTAGTAATAGAACTTGCAACATCAGTAACTGTATTTGCACCAACTGAAATAGCAGTACCGTTGATTGTAATATCAGCAGCTGGGCTAGTTAGTGTAGGATTTGCTACTGTACTTTTAACTGTTGGCCAGCTGCGTGTCCATTCGTCACTTCCTACTTCAACCCAGTCACCTAATGAATTCTTATACCAAGTATGATTTAATGTAGTTACTGCAACAATTGCATAATCACCAATAGCACCTGTACTTGCAAGTGGAGTATAATCGCCGCCGTCAAAATCTACAACACCGTCAGTAGTAGTAATTACAATAGGAGTCTTAGTTGTAAATGTTTGGCCGCCAGTTGTAGTAACTGGTGCTCCGTTCCATTGTTGAATACCGTAACGTGAACTTGTGGTATCAAACCAATAAGTTCCTGCTAATGGGTCTGCACTAGGAGCAGTAGCAGTTGGTTCCAATTCGCCTAAGTCAATGTCTGCACGTACTACCCACGCTCTGTTGCTAACACCTAACAAACTGTATGCTGCCTGCAAGCCGTATTCATTAAGTTCGCCACCGTGAATTGGATTGTTGTTTGCATCAATTTGGAACAGTGGATCACCAAATGTGTCCGCTAAATCTCGTTGTGATGTGAGCAAGTAAGGTTTACCTGCGTTAGCTGCTAGTGTACCTTGTGCGGTTCCTGTTCCAGCTGCATTAGTTTTATTACTTGCAGTTGCAACAAATACCATTGGTACTGTACCTGGTTCAGCCGGAGTGTAGAAACTCTCGTCAATTACGCTAACCTGTACGCCTGGTGATGTCAATGCCATATCGTTTTCTCCTATTGGATTGTTATTGTTAGTATTTAGCATACTACAATAAATTTATACGAGTTATAGCGGTATAAAAGGGGCCGAAAAGGTGAGGTAAATACAATATGAGACCATTATGCAAGTGCGGCCAGCGTCCTGCGGCTATAAATTACAAGAAAGACGGTAAAATATATTATCGTAAATTATGCGAACGTTGCTTGCGCAATGGAGTTAGCCACGGCGTACCTAAATGGAAGCAGCGTGGCTATAAAAAGAAAGACTTTTGTGAAAAATGTGGATTCAAAAGTAAACACGCCGAACAATTCAACGTGTTTCACATAGACGGCGATCTAAATAATTGCAGTCCTACTAATCTTAAGACAATATGTGCGAACTGTCAACGTCTGTTGCAGAAGGAAGGTATCCGTTGGAAACAGGGAGACTTAGTCCCTGATTTTTAAAGATAGTGCGTATTAATACTTCTACGTTGTTTTTAAGTCTTGCTAGATCGCCATTGTTGTCAATAGTGTAATCACACATCCATTGCTCAATACTCATTGAACTAGGATCTTCTTTTGGCAAATGATCACACCGATCGACCCAAATAGCATAATCAAAAATTTCTTCATTTTGCATTGCGAAGAATTCTCTACGATTACGTAAGCCACAATAAATTTGATGATCTTTAAACAGGTTACGCCCCAGTCTTGCTAAATCGTCCTTGCAGTAATCATGAATCATATTGTACCATTCAGTACGATGATTATGTCGGTCTGCATAACACTCTTCTTCGTTAGCATATCCGTATTTGTCTTTTAGTTCGTTAAAGATAAACAGCTCTGAACAGAACTTTGAACTTGATTCAAACTTATAACCGTAATCTTGTAAAATTTCACAAACGGTATCTTTGCCATGTCTGCCATGACCAACTATTAATAATTTAGGTAAACGCATTATTATTTAGAACTCCATTGTTCTAAACAGTATATACTAAATTATTATAAATGTCAACTATTTTTTATCCGATTAAGAATCCGTATCCATTGCCGCCGGCCATTGCCATTGAAATTTCAGTTTCGAGCTTTTCCATTTCAGCCTGTGCTTCTGATTTTAAACTTGACCCGTTTAAACTTGTTCCGCCTTGTGGTCCTGCAATAGTAGCAAACTTTTCTCTTGCTTCGCCTAGCATATATTTGCAAGTTGCAAGAGTATAATCTTTAATCCATTGTACTGCCATGTAGTCTGATAACAGTTGCTCATCTGGACGATAATTGTACACATATAACATTAGTGTTTCTTCTGTTCTAGGACGCTGAAGAATTGTTAACTTTTTAGTAGTGCTATTCCAACTAAATTCAATAAAACTACCGAACATACGTCCTACAAGTTCTTGATATTGTGAAAACATATCGTATGTAGCAAGGCCGCCCATGTTACTAGAACTCAACAAGTATGTATTTGTGTACGCCATGTTAAACGGCTCGAATACTGTACCGCCGTCTCCGCCGCCAGTTCGCGATCCAATGCTTCTACGGAAAATTTGACGAACTTCAACAACTTCTCGGGGTAATGTATATTCGTTTTGATCTACTACTGTAGGCATAAACAAATAGCTCTCTTCTACTGAATTTTCAGTACGTTGTCTATAGCGTGTCAGTGCTTTCTTTAATGCAGTTTCGTAGTGGATCGGATCGAGTTCAACATCGACCATTCCACCGCCTAGTAGCGTGTGTACGTAATCATATACTTCTTGTTTTGTAGTTGCCATGTTTTAATGTCTCCATTAGTATTTATCGTAACTGCTGCAAGACGCTAAATATGTATATGCCACGATTAAGTTTATATAAACCGCAAAAAGGTAACGACTACCACTTTATAGACAAGCAAGTGCTTGAGATGTTTACTGTTGGCGGTACTGACCTTCATGTACACAAATACTTGGGTACAGAGAATCCTACTGATGCAGATGCAACAGCAGATAAACCCCAATATGATAGTGTAAAACCTACTAACATACAAGATCTACTATTCCTTGAAAATAGAGATAGAAAATATGATCCTGACGTATACACGTTGCGTGGAATTTATAATGTACAAGACATTGACTTTAATATGAGTCAATTTGGTTTATTCTTAAGCAACGATACATTGATGCTTACTGTGCATATAAACAGTAGTGTAAAAACTATAGGCAGAAAGATTATTGCAGGCGATGTAATTGAATTGCCGCACTTAAAAGACGAATACGCATTAAATGACTATAGCGTAGCACTTAAAAGATTTTATGTTGTAGAAGATGTAAATCGTGCAAGTGAAGGATTTAGCCAGACTTGGTATCCGCATTTGTATCGTTTAAAATTAAAACAAATAGTAGACAGCCAAGAGTTTAAAGAAATTCTTGACTTACCTGCAGAAGAAGAAAATCCAGGTGGAAATACATTGCGTGATTTGCTTTCAACATATGATAAAGAAATGCAAATTAATCAGGCAATTATTAATCAAGCAGAAGCTGATGCAGCGAAATCAGGATATGACACAAATCATTACTTTAGTTTGCAATTAGATGCAAACGGCAATACTGAATTAGTTGATACTGATGCTGATGGTGTTCCTGACACTATGCAAACAGTTGACCGTCCAGGATATAACGGTTATCTGTTAGGCGACGGTATCCCTACAAACGGTGAAGCATTTGGGTTTGGTATTACATTTGCAGCAGATCCACAAACTGGAGATTTCTTTCTACGTACAGATTTTTCACCAAACAGATTATTTAGATACGACGGCACACGCTGGGTTAAACAAGAAGATAATGTACGTATGACATTGAGTAATACTGACACTCGTAGCACTCAGAAAGGTACGTTTGTTAATAATACTAATACTAGTACAATTGCCGGTGATACTATTATTGAGCGCCAGAGCTTGTCAAACGCATTGAGACCTAAGGCAGATTAATTATGAAATATAGAGATATAAAGTTATCCGAAGTTAACATTAACGAAGTGGCAGATAAACCAACAGAATTGTGCAGGGCATTACAACGTGCTGCCCGTGAACAAAGACCTGTTGCTTTAAGACTTGCACGTACTCAAATGGACAGATATTTGGCACGTTATCCTGAATGGCGCGACTATTTAGAAAATTGTCTCGGTAGTGTTGGAGGCAGTGACGGAACAGGATTATCAGGTGACGGACCAGGTTCTGGAACAACAGGATCTGGTCAAGCAGCCGGCGGCAACGGAGATGGTGTTGCATCAGGAACAACAGGCGACGGACCAGGAGGAGATACTGCTGGTACAGGTCGTAAAGGCGATGCTGGTGAAAGTCCGGGCGCAGGAAGTGGTTCTAAATCTAATAGCGGCGTTCCTGATGGTGATGAAGCAGGAACAGGAACGGATCAACCAAGTACTTCAGATAAAGCTGCACAAGATGCTGCTAATCAAGCTGCCGCTGAAGCTGCCGAAAGAGAGGCTGCTGCCCGAAGGGCTGAAGAAGCTGCTGCTGAAGAAAAACGTGCAGCTGATGCTAGAGCTAAAGAAGCTGCTGCTGAGGCAAAACGTGCAGCTGATCGAGCTGCAAGAGAAGAAGCTGAACGTGCTGCACAAGAAGCTGAACGAGCTGCTGCTGCTGAACGTGCTGCACAAGAATCTGCAAGAGCAGCAGCAGCTGAAAAAGAAGCTGCTGAACGTGCAGCGGAAGCAAGAGCTGCTGAGATTGCTGCTGAAGAACGTAAAAGAATCGAAGCTGAAAAAGAAGCTGCTGCAAGAGAAGCAGAACGAGTAGCAGCAGAAGAAGCTGCTGCTGAAGCTAAAGCAGAAGCAGACAAAGCTGCGCAAGAAGCGGCAAGAGCTAGTGAAACTCCAGCAACGCCTGATGGATCTGCTACTCCAGGTGGCAGTATCAAGTGGGGAGACTTAGAATGAGATTTAACGAATTTAAATCAATAATTAAAGAAGCTGCTGATACACAGTCTATAACTGTACATTTTGCAGATGGCACAACTAAAGCCATCACTGATATTCCAATAACAGTATTTAATTCTTCAAATTTTGAACAGTCTCTTAGAGATAAGATGAATAGGAATTTTCCTAATTCAGAATATAGTAGATTTACTGTCAAAGTAGATTTCGAACCAACTGCTGATGAAAAACAGCAAATGGAAAATGTTAATAATTTATATGATCTCATAAGAAGAGAGATTGCAAAACTATTTACTGCTGATGGTGCAAATACACCTTTTCCGGATAATATTTCTTTTTCTTACAGGGTAGGCGATTCTAATAATTCAATACCCGACGTTAAAGAAGCATTTGATATTACAACATACAATAATACTAGAGATCCTAAGTCTGACAAATATGGAGCAATTCACGAAGAAGGTTGGCCAGTATCAGTCGGCGATTTTGATGATCTAAAACAAAAGATAATTGATAAACTTGAAGCAGGAGATGTGATTGCATTAGGTTCGGCTCCAAACGAAGCACAACAGGATGGGTCATACAGGATTACTATTGCTCCTAATTCATTCCAATATAAACGAGAATTAGATATGTATAACGGAGGCAGTAAATGAGATATAAAGAATTTAGAGTATCGTTATCGGAACAAACAGCTCCAGGTACAGTAAGTGTCATGGTGTATTTTGAAGATAACACAACACAAGTCATTGATGATATTCCTTTATCAGTTTTCAATAGTCCTGATTTTATGTCTCAACTTAGAGAAAGACTATTAAGAAAATACAATAAAATTGTTGTAAGGTATGCAAAAGTAGGTGATACTAATACACAAGGCAATCCAGATGGTAATACACCTGATACTGAAATTCCTACAACGTTAACTACTAAGCAAGATAAGGATATTGAAATTCAACAACGTCCTGATGAGGTACAAGCGCCTGTAGATGATTCTGATAGAACAACCTGGTCCGGAGTTACTATATTATCTCAGTCTGAGGTTGCTGCGATGTACAATGCGCGAGCAGATAGACTTGACGCTGATAGAGATAACAAAGATGATGAAACTGGTGAAGAAGTTCTAAGACAAGATAACCAAGGTAACTGGGTAGACGCCCAAGGAAATCCAGCAGGACCTACTATTTCAGTTCCAAAACTAGGCGGCGGCAGCGCAGGTGCAGAAGGCGAAGGAGGCGAAGAAGGCCAAGAAGGTGGACCAGGAAGCATAATAGGCGATTTATACGATGCTATAACTGGACCCGGTACTAATGAAACTAAATTAATCGATGCTCTAAAAAGAATTAAGTCTCCCGCACAGTTAACTCAAGTGGTTAGATCTTATAAAGAAGCACATAACAGTAGTTTACCTGACGATATAATAAATGAGTTTTTTTACGATCTCGGAAATAATACACCATCAGTTGTTGAAGAAGTTAATAATGTAATGGTTCCGTTAGGTTGGAGAATAGTAGGTAATAGATACTCAACCCTTAGATGGGAAAAAGTAACAGGTAATTCATAATGCAACATTTTTACGACGGTCAAATCCGCAGATATATTACACAAATAGTTCGCTTGATGAGTAACTTTAGTTACAAAGATGGCAAAGGCAACTTGACACAGATTCCAGTAATGTATGGAGATTTGACCCGTCAAGTTGCTAACATTATTAGAGAAAACAGCGAAAACAAAATTCCAAGTGCGCCTCGCATGGCGGTGTATATCACTGGTCTGGAACTTGATACTAATCGCCTAAGCGATAGTAGTTATGTTAATAAAATGAACATTAGAGAACGTGCATACGATGCTAATGGTCAAGAGTATTTAAATACCGAAGGTAAGAATTATACAGTAGAACGTCTAATGCCTACTCCGTATACACTAACAGTAAATGTAGATATATGGAGTTCAAATACAGATCAAAAGCTACAAATATTAGAACAAATATTAATGTTGTTTAATCCAAGTTTAGAAATTCAAACAACTGATAACTATGTCGACTGGACAAGTTTAAGTGTAGTAAATTTAACTGGGACAGTTTTTAGTAGTAGATCGATACCTACAGGAACTGAGAGCGACATTGATATTGCTACATTAACTTTTACAACTCCAATCTATATTAGTCCACCTGTTAAAGTTAAACGTCTCGGAGTTGTTACGCAAGTCATTAATAGCATCTTTAACGATACCAGAGGTGAGATTGATCTTGATTTATCACGAGTAGCAGCAGCTGATATTAGAACTCAAGTAGTAGTTGCAAATACAGGCGAAATACAAGAAAAAATCGACAATGAAGGTACATTTATTAATGGAGTTGACATTGCAATTTCGTCCGGTCATGACAACTACGGATTGCTAGTAATGGGAACAACTGCTAAATTAGTCAGAAAAGGCATAGTAGGCGCAGAAACTTGGCCAGGGTATTTAACATCTATGCCATTTGTATTTGATGCAGGCGTTACTGAATTAAGACTTAATCGCAGAGATTTAGATAACGAAGTTGTGGGCACTGTTGTAGTTAATCCATTAGATCCATACGAATTATCAATTGTATGGGACGCTGACACGCTACCTGCAGATACAGTTATTAGTGGCCCGAATGGTGATCGTAACAAAATTGATTATATTATTAATCCGTATAAAACTAATCCTACAGATTTAAAATCAAGTAATCCTCGTATATTAATACTTCTTGATATTAATAATAGTGAAAACGTCGGGCAAGATGCAGGGTACGAAACCCCTGATAATTTTGCATACGACGGACCAGATGCTTGGAAAAATGCAGACGGTTCTGATTTTGTAGCAGGCGCTAACGACATTATTGAATGGGATGGCACTAACTGGATTGTAGTATTTGATGCTAGCGCTCAAGACGACACAGTTATATATACTTCTAATCTTAATACTGGCAAACAATATAAATTTGAAAACGGCGAATGGATATTAGCATACGACGGTGAATATCCAAACGGCACTTGGAGACTCGCATACTAAGATAATTATTAGTATGAAGACTGATAAGATTATTTGCAGTGGTGCAATCGTATATGCCCTTAATACTAAACGTTTTTTATTCTTACATAGGGTAAAAGGACGCTCTGGTAATTTGTGGGGGCTTGTCGGTGGCACTAATGAAGGATGCGAATCACCATGGGAAGGTCTTAAACGTGAGATCTTTGAAGAGATTGGTGAAATCTCTATTATAAAAACAATGCCGTTAGAAACGTTTATTAGTAATGATAGCCGATTCCATTTTCATACATACCTAAGTGTAGTCGATCAAGAGTTTATGCCTTTGCTCAACGAAGAGCATGACGGGTATGCATGGGTTGAATTCGGTAAATGGCCAAAACCTTTACACCACGGACTAAAAAACACACTTCAAAATAAAGTTAATTTAAGCAAATTAGAAACAGTGTTTAAAGTAATTGATTTACTTGACAAATAACTTAAGAGATAGTATAATTTAAACATGAAAGTTTTAGTTCTTGGTGATATAATCATCGACAAATACATCTACGGAACCAGCACAAGATTAAGTCCAGAGGCTCCTGTCCCTGTAGTTAAGTATCTGCGTGAAGTTGAAACAATAGGCGGCGCAGGTCTAGTATATGAAAATCTTAAAAGTTTAGGTGTTGATGTTGAACTGTTTAAAACAGATAATGCTAGCAGTATCAAAACTAGAGTAATTTGCGACGGTCATTATATCACACGCATTGATGATGACAAACACGCCAACGGCAATGTAGTGCTAGACACTATACGAGCAACTGATTTCTCGCAGTACAACTATGTTATTCTCAGTGACTATAACAAAGGTGTGTTAGATCGTTCTTTAGAAATTATAGAACATCTTAATAGTTTTGGCTGTAAAGTTATTGTAGATCCTAAACGTCATTCTAGTTATTATAAAGGCGCATGGTTAGTTAAACCTAATAACAAAGAATATCGTGAGTTAGGATTTGATACTTGGCTAGGTAACATTATTACAACTCACGCACATGACGCAGTACATGCTAAGATTGACAATGCTGATTATACCGCAATTGTAGATCAAGTCGAAGTATCAGATGTTACTGGAGCAGGTGATTGTTTCTTAGCAGCATTTGTATACGGTATTGACATTGGAAAAAATTACGCAACTTGTTTACAAATGGCTGTTGATGCAGCAACCGAAAGTGTAAAACATGCAGGTACATATGTTTTAAGTAAAAAAGACTTTGAACAATCTATAGTGTTTACTAATGGCGTATTTGATATACTACACAAAGGACATTTTGAACTATTAAAACAAGCTCGCAGTTTAGGTACTAAACTTGTAGTAGGTATTAACAGTGACGCAAGTGTTAAAAGGCTTAAAGGCGACAGTCGACCGATTAATGATGAACAAACTAGAATAGAGCAACTTGAGGCATTACCTTGGGTAGATGAAGTGTTTGTGTTCAACGACGACACACCGTATAACTTAATTAAAAGATTAAATCCTGCTCTTATTGTTAAGGGCGGAGATTATACTGTAGAAACTGTAGTAGGGCATGACTTAGCACCTGTGCATATTGTGCCTACAGTAGAAGGTTACAGTACAACAAGAATTATAGAGGCAAGCAATGCATAACACAGTAAACAATATAACAATAGTAGGTGGCGGAACAAGTGGATGGCTAACTGCTGCTTATCTTTTAAAGAATACAGCCTGTAATATAACTGTTGTTGACAAAGAAGTTGGAACGCCTGTTGGAGTTGGAGAAGGCACGTTATTAGGTTTTAAACATTTCTTAGCAGAATGCGGATTTAAACAAGAAGAATGGTTTGATGCTATCGATGCAACATACAAAGCAGGCATTTTGTTCCCTCAATTTAATGGCGATAAAAACTTAGTATGGCATCCGTTTACATTAAATATGGATTATAGCAAATACGATGCCAATGTCTACGAAGCGTTAACATATATTGAACAAGAAAAAATTAACGAATTAATGATGTTTTTTAATATAAGTTTAGAAAACAAAGTAGACATTAATAATTTGAATTCTGCATATGCAATGCACATCGATTGCAGTAAGTTAGTTATTTGGTTACAAGAAAAAATATTATCACGTATTACTTTAATTAAATCTGAAGTAGTTGCTATTAATCGTACAGACAATATCATTAATCATCTTACTCTTAAAAACGGTGATACAATTAATTCTGACTTGTTTGTAGATTGTACAGGATTTAATCAAGTACTACAACATAGTCCACAACGAACCGATCTTACTAATAGACTGTTTTGTGACACTGCTGTAGCCGGTCATGTTCCTTACATAGATGCAGAAGTCGAATGTATGCCTTATGTAGAATGTCCAGCAGTCGACCATGGATGGATTTGGAAAATTCCTGTCCGATCGCGAACAGGAACTGGTTTAGTGTTCAATAGAAGTATAACAAGCATTGACGAGGCGAAACAATATCTATGCAAGCATTGGAATGATAGAATCACTCCAGATGATTTAAAAGTAATAGACTGGACCCCGTATTATAACAAAAATATGTGGGACGGTAATGTTGTTGCTATAGGCCTAAGTGGCGGATTTATTGAACCGTTAGAATCTACTGGTATAGGATCTATTACTAATGCTATTGTATATTTGACGCATAGTATTAATACAGGATATTATAATGAATATGATATCGAAATATTTAATAGTACAATGAATGCGCTATATGAAGACACTATTGATTTTGTTAATATGCATTACATTTATACAGATAAAAATACACCTTTTTGGAATCATGTTAAAGAAAATATCATTCCGTCAGAAACATATTTGTATTACAAAAATATAATAGAAGCCGGAACACCTAT